TCTGTTGTTTCCCTGTTTCCCATTTTTTCTATATGAGTAATAAAAATGGGGATAAAAAGGTAGCGGAAACGTGTATAGGCGCGTAAGGGAATAAAACCACCAAGGAAACAGAAATGGGAAACGAGGTTATAGGTTATGCGTGAAAGTACGATTGAGAGCCGTTTGCGTGAAGAGGCAAAAAAGCGTGGCGGTATGGCTATAAAGTTTGTATCTCCGGGACTGAATGGAGTACCGGACAGATTGGTGCTAATGCCCGGTGGCAGAATAGCGTTTGTTGAATTGAAAGCACCGGGCAAAACACCGAGGGCATCACAGCTAAAGAGAAAGAGACAGTTGGAGTGCTTGGGATTTAAAGTTTTTGTTGTGGATGGCACGGAGCAGATTGGAGGGATTTTGGATGAAATACAAGGCACATGATTATCAGGCATTTGCTACGGATTTTATTATCAATCATCCGGTGAGTTGTCTGATACTTGATATGGGACTTGGGAAGACGGTGGTAACACTGACCGCACTGTGGATTCTGCTTTTTGATTATTTTTTGGTGGGACGCATTCTTGTGATAGCACCAAAGAGGGTAGCTGAGAACACTTGGCCGGCAGAGATAAAGAAGTGGGAGCATCTTTCCATTCTTAACTTTTCGGTGGTGGCAGGTACAAAAAAGCAGAGGGAGGATGCACTTGCGAAAAAGGCGGATGTGTATGTGATTGGAAGAGACAATCTGACTTGGCTTGTGGACAGCGGGAATTTTCACTTTGATATGGTGGTTGTGGATGAACTCTCCAGCTTCAAGTCCCCGAAAGCGCAAAGGTTTAAATCTTTAAGGAAGGTCAGACCGTCTGTGGGAAGAATTGTGGGACTGACCGGAACACCGGGAAATCTGATGGATTTATGGGCAGAGATTGGTGTGCTTGATATGGGACAGAGACTTGGAAGGTTTATCGGTGGATACCGTGACAGATTCTTTGTACCGGATAAAAGAAACCGTGAGATTATCTTTTCCTATAAACCGAGAGAGGGTGCAGAGGATAAAATCTATGAACTGATTTCGGATATCACTATTTCCATGAAGGCAGTGGACTACCTTGATATGCCGGAGTGCATTTATAACCGTGTGGAAGTTACCATGTCAAAAGAGGAAAAGGCACTGTACGAGCAACTGGAAAATGATATGATTATTCCTTTTGGCGAGGGAGAGGATATCGATGCGGTAAACGCAGGTGCATTAAGCAATAAATTACAGCAGATGGCAAACGGTGCTGTGTACGATGAATCCGGCAACGTCCGCCATATCCATGACAGGAAACTGGATGCACTGGAAGATTTAATTGAAGCTGCCAATGAGAAACCACTGCTTGTGGCATATTGGTTTAAGCATGACAGGGACAGAATCATGAAGCGGTTTAAGGTGCGTGACATTAACACCAAGCAGGACATTGAGGATTGGAATGCAGGGAAAATACCTGTGGCTTTAATCCACCCTGCATCAGCAGGACACGGACTGAATTTACAGGAAGGCGGTTCAACCATCGTTTGGTTTTCCAACATTTGGCCACTGGAACTTTATCAGCAGTTGAATGCCAGACTTTGGAGACAGGGACAGAAGCATACGGTTGTGATTGAACATATCGTAACCACAGGAACCATAGATGAGGATATCCTTCTTTCCCTTGAGGAAAAGGATAATACGCAGGAAGCAATGATTGCTGCAGTGAAAGCACGGATTGGAGGTGGAGAGAGTGAGAGCAGAAGCAATGTTTAAGGAATACGGCATCATGAAAAAGGAACTGACGGTGCTTCAGTTTCAGATGAGTCGTTTTAAGGGCGTGGATGAGAATGACATCATTCTCTCCATGCAGTTTTCCCATCCGGAAGGTGGGGACAGGGTGCAGACAAGTAACATATCCGATAAAACCGCATCGGTTGCCATGAATTATAAAAAGATAGCGGAGCGGGAAAATGATGAGTGGTTTCAATATTTGTTTTGCAGATACCGCTATATCAGTGAGGAGGTTGCTTTTTTTGAAGACAGCGTGGCAGCACTGCCGGATATCTTACCAAATCTTATTATGGATATGCTTGAGAAAAACGAAACGTGGGATGACCTTATGTATAAGTACAACATTGGCCGGTCTACGATTTCAAAATATAAAAAGCGTGCTATAGCACTTCTTGATGAAGTTTATGAACTGAGAGACAGGCAGACGGAAGCCTATATTTTAAGTTGAATGGAGGGATTATCATGTGTAAGCGTGGAGACATATATTTTGTTGATTTCGGTAACAATCACAATTCCCATAAGCAGAGTGGACTTCGACCTGCAATTATTGTGAGCAATAACAAGGCAAATGCAAATGCCCCGGTGATTACGGTTGTTCCGCTATCGGCAAGGGTGTGGAAGAGAAGATATCTTCCTACCCATGTGTATATTCCATTAAAGAAAGGGAGCGGACTGGACAAACCGAGCATGGCACTTGCCGAGCAGGTGGAAACCTTGGATAAGCGTTGTCTTGGAGAAAGAATCGGAGAGGTTGTGGATGAGGAAGTAATGGAGAAGCTGACGGTGGCTCTCCAGATACAGATAGGTGCATACAGTGAATACAATTAAGGAATAGGCGCTTTGTCCTATTCCTTTTTGTAAATGATTTCGTTATTGTCGGTAATTTCAAAATGGAGAATATCTCCGTCTTTAATATCTAATTGTTCAAGAACCCATTTCGGAATAACAATCGTACCACCATTAAAAACGGTAGAGGAAACGCTACGGAGTGATTCTTTAGTTACGTTTGGAATCAGTCCGGCTTCGATGGAATGATAGATGGTTTCCCTCGAAATGGAAATATTTTTATAGCGTTTGTCCTTTTTTATAGTCTGAATGATTTTATCGGGACTGAGGTGGTCATTTAAAATAAGGTCAGCTATGAAAGAAGCAAGTTCCGGGTTGGCAGTAAGAATTGCGGTTGGTCCCTTTTCTGCCATCTTAGCCTGATACTGTTCTTCCGAATAGTCAGGGTCGTATATACCGTTGACCGTTCCCCTGTCAATTTCACGATATACGGTGGAGTGATGCACACCGATTTTATCCGCAATGGCACGTTTGGAGATGCCTTCGTCCAAATGCCTTTTTATTTCCAATCGTTGTTCATAGGATAACTGTGTAAACGTTCGTGCCATGTTCCACCTCCTCTGTGTGATAGGAAAATTATATCATGGCAAGCAGCATAATAACAAGCGTGAACTAATCGTGAACTACCCGTGAACTGACATGAAGATTTATATGTGGTAGTATTAAGGTGGTTAAACAGGAAGGAGCAACAGTGCTTCTTTTCTTTTTGCCCGTGACGGTGGCTTTCCAATCCTTTCACTCCGTCACGCTACATAGGAAGGGAGGTGTTGGCAGTGCCAATGAAACCAAGAAAGCCATGTAACCATCCCGGCTGTCCGAAGCTGACCGATGGATATTATTGTGAAGAGCATCAGACAATGCATCGAGGTGACAGAGCAAGCAGTGGCAAGCGTGGTTACAACAGCAGATGGCAGAAGGCAAGGGCGAGGTACTTGAAAGCACATCCCTTGTGTGTGTTGTGTGCGAGGCAGAATAAATATGTGAAGGCAACGGTTGTGGATCATATCAAACCGCATCGGGGTGACCCGGTTTTGTTTTGGGACGAGAGCAACTGGCAGAGTCTTTGTAAGCCGTGCCATGACAACAAGACATGGAGCGAAGATGCCAATCCGGTGTACGAGTTTTAGAGCCGGAAGGTAAATGGCAAGCAGGGGTGGGGGTATCTTAATCTCCACAACTTCCCCTACGGAAGACCGGCGCCCCCTCAAACGCGCATTTTCGCAGAATTTAACAGGGGGGATAGTCAGGGCGAGTGATATTTTTCGCAAAATGGTTATAGATATAAGGAAAATCACTCGGGTACTTTCGTTCAAAAGTATAGAAAAACCACATTTTTATGGGTAAAAAAGTGCAGGAAAACAGCATTTTTTTACTCATTTTTTTGTGCTTGCGTTTAGAAAGGGTGTGAAAGAGATGACGGAGCAGCAAAGGGAACAGATTATTGAAATGAGAGCGCAGGGGAATGGTTATAAATCCATTGCCGCTGTGGTTGGATTGTCGAGGGACATTGTAAGAAATTATTGCAAGTACCATAACTTAACCGGGCATTCCTCTACGGTGTCAAGGAACATCCGCATCCGAATGGAAAAGGGAGAGGCGTGTTCCTACTGCGGTGCAATGATAGTGAAGCCGAAGACGGGCAGACCGAAAAGATTTTGCTCAGACAAATGCAGAAGGGCATGGTGGAAGAATCATCCCGAAGCCAGAACACGGAGCGAAGAAGCAACCTATCAGTTGGTGTGCGTACATTGTGGCAGTGCGTTTACTTCCTATGGAAATAAGAACCGGAAGTATTGCTGCCATGACTGCTATATAAAAGAGAGATTTTGGAAGGGAGAAGATTATGAAAACAGCAACATTGTCGGTGCTGCCGATTAAGCAATTAAATCCGGCAGAATACAATCCCCGTAAAAAGTTAAAGCCGGGTGATAAGGAATATGAGAAAATCAAAAATTCCATTATAGAGTTTGGTTTTGCTGACCCTGTGGTAGTCAATTCCGACATGACCATTATCGGTGGTCATCAGCGAGTGACCGTAGCAGAGGCTCTCGGTTATACGGAAGTGCCGTGTGCCATTGTGGATGTTACAAAGGAGCAGGAGAAAGCATTAAACATTGCCCTTAATAAAATCACGGGTGTATGGAGTCAGGAACTGTTGGCCGACCTTATTCAGGATTTGCAGGATTCCAATTTTGATGTAGGTCTTACAGGCTTTGAGCCACCGGAGATTGAACAGCTTTTTTCTAAGGTTCACGATAAAAAGATTAAGGAAGATGACTTTGATGTGGATGCCGAACTGAAGAAGCCTACCGTTGCAAAGACGGGAGATGTATGGCTTCTTGGTAAGCACCGTGTCATCTGCGGTGATTCCATTTTGCCGGAAACCTATGAGATACTCATGGAAGGGAAGAGGGCAAACATGGTATTAACTGACCCACCCTATAACGTTGATGTGGAGGAAACCGCAGGTAAGATTAAGAATGACAACATGGCGGATGAGGATTTTTATAAGTTCCTCTTTGCTGCCTTTGTGAATATGGAACAGAACATGGAGGCGGATGCTTCCATTTATATTTTCCACGCAGACACCGAAGGTCTTAATTTCCGTAAGGCATTTGTGAATGCCGGGTTTAAGTTATCCGGCTGTTGCATTTGGAAAAAGAATGCGCTTGTGCTTGGACGCAGTCCTTATCAGTGGCAACATGAGCCTTGTCTCTTTGGCTGGAAAAAGGGTGGGAAGCATCAGTGGTATTCGGACAGAAAGCAGACTACCATTTGGGAGTATGACCGTCCGAAGGCAAGTAAGGACCATCCTACCATGAAGCCGATTGCCCTGATGGCATACCCGATTCAGAATTCATCCATGATGGGATGCGTAGTGCTTGACCCGTTCCTCGGTTCCGGCTCTACGCTTATGGCTTGTGAGCAGACAGGACGTATTTGTTATGGTGTGGAACTGGAAGAGAAATTCGTGGATGTAATCGTAAACCGCTATATGGAGCAGAAGGGTTCTGCGGATGATATTAAGGTCATCCGAAACGGAGTAACAATTTCATATGCTGATTTAATGAAGGAAGGTGATGCGAATGAAGCAGTTGACCTTCCTTGATTTATGTTCAGGCATCGGTGGATTCAGACTCGGTCTTGAATCTGCCGGCCATAAGTGTATCGGATATTGTGAGTATGACAAATTTGCACGTGCTTCTTATGAAGCAATGTATGATACGGAAGGAGAGTGGAAAGCAGATGATGTCACAAAACTCAAATCGGCAGATGTCCCCTATGCAGACATCTGGTGCTTCGGATTCCCTTGTCAGGACATCTCCGTTGCCGGAAAGCAACGAGGATTGGTCGGAAAAAGAAGTGGAATATATTACAACATTATTGACCTCATCAAAGGCAAAGAAGAAAGTGATAAGCCCACATACCTTCTTGTTGAGAACGTTAAGAACCTGCTATCAATTAATGCAGGATTCGATTTTGCCTCCGTTCTTGCTGAAATGGACGAAGCGGGGTATGACTGTCGGTGGCAGGTGCTTAACTCAAAGGACTTCGGAGTCCCCCAAAACAGAGAGCGTGTGTTCATTATCGCAAATCTTAGAAGCCGAGGTAGACGAGAAGTATTACCTCTCTGCGGAGAAAACGCAGCAACTCTTAACCAACTTGTAGGTGGGATGCAGGGTTACCGTGTGTATGGTACGGACGGTATTTCTGCCACATTGGTTGGTAACGCAGGTGGTGTGGGTGCAAAGACGGGACTTTATTTTATTGATCAGTCCAATACCGCACCGAAGATTACGGATACGGCACGGTGCCTGACCGCAAGATATACCGCAGGGATGGTAAATCATACGGCAATGAACTCTGCGGTAATGGAAGTACATCCGGTACTGACACCGGAGCGTATGGAAAAGAGGCAGAATGGCAGACGGATGAAAGAGGATGGCGAGCCGATGTTTACGCTTACTTCGCAGGATAGGCACGGTGTGTTTGTCTGTGAAAAGGTAAATGTGGAGGATGAAACCATGCTTCGAGTCCGCAATGGCACGAAACAGGGATACGATGAAGCCCATGTGGGAGACGGTATCTGTTTATCCTACCCTGAAAGTCCTACCAGACGTGGCAGGGTGGGAAAGGGATGTTCCCAGACTTTGGATTGTTCCGGGCAGATGGGAACGCTGATGCGGTGTGGAAGAATCAGACGGCTTACTCCAAGGGAGTGCTTTCGTCTGCAAGGCTTCCCGGATGCTTTATATGAGCGTGCAGCTTCCGTTAATTCCGATGCCCAATTATATAAACAGGCAGGGAATGCGGTAACCGCAACGGTGGCATTTGCTGTGGCAATGTCACTGCCGGAATCTAGGGAAAATAATGAATAATTAACTTGCTATTTCCTCCATTCAGAGTGATATATGTACTACCAAAACAATGAATGGAGGGAATGCAATGAAATTTAAAGCAGAAGCAGAGAACAGAAAAGACATAGTAAAGGCAATGGAGAAACTTTTAAATGTAAAAGCCATTTATACGGGACCACCAACCTTTGCATATGAAGTTGGGAAGTTCACAGTCGACAGAGACGGTTTTGTGGAATGTGAATCCGAACAGGAAGGAGAATGGATGAGAGAAGCACTTGCAGAAAAAGGAATGGCAGAAGTTACAAGGGATAAGCTGAACATAGAAATGCCCCTTGATACCTTCACGGCAGAGAATTTGAAAAATCTGATTTTTATGATTCACAGCAAGCAGTACCTTTTGGAAAGAGCGGTGGGAAAAGCACCATTTCAGATTCCTGAGCAGTTGGTAGAGAAATTAACGGATGCGGAAGTAACCTTGGAGCAGGTTATTTCCCTTTTGGAAGAAGAGAAGCCTTTAGGACTTGAGGTTTTAAACGGTAGGCTTCGGTTTACGGGATTTCCTTTTACGGAAGACACCGCAAAGGTTTATACGGAACTGATATCGCAGATGGTTACGGTGGCAAAAGAGCAGAAGCGAATCAGTCCACAGCAGACCATTGAAGAAAATGAAAAATATTACATGAGAAGCTGGCTTGTAAGACTCGGTTTTGGCGGTAAGGAAGGAAAAGAAGTACGGCAGGTACTGCTTTCCAAACTGAAAGGGCATACGGCTTTTCGCACGGAAGCTGATAGGGAAAAGTGGAAAGCAAGAAACTACGGTTCTAAGAAAGGGGAAAAGGCAGATGAATAGTATGGGATTTCCCTCAAGAGAGACGGTGGCAAGGGTACGTGAGCAGTACCCTGTCGGCTGCCGAGTGGTACTTGAGCGGATGAATGACGAACAGGCACCGCCCATCGGTATGGAAGGTACAGTTTACGGGGTGGATGATATAGCAAACATTATGGTGAAATGGGATAACGGAAGCGTACTTCATGTTGCTTATGGAGAGGACCGCTGCAGAAAGCTGTAATATGTACAAAATCCGGTCATATTCTTTGGTACATTTATATCGGAGATATGACTGGATATATCTGTCGTTTAGAGCGAATATGTACCTACAACAAAACAAACGGAGGTACAAAACCATGACAAAGATTGAACTTTTTGAAAGAGCCATTGAGGAGAAGGCAGCAAGCCTTGCGGATTATGGGATTAACGGAACACTTTTCTGGGCATACCGAGAAAGCAACGAAGCGGAAAACGAGAACATTGATTTTTCGGATGTGATTTGGGAGAAGGACATCGAGGAAATCACAACGGCAATGAAGGAGTACGGAATTAAGGAATTTACCATTTCAAGCACCTTCTCAGGTCTGATTTCCACCCTTGCCGAGTTTGAGAAGCACGGCTTCAAAATGGCAGGACTTACCGAAGTAAACGCCCGCTACCGAGACGTTTTCACGGGAAAGAGAGAAAGAATCCCGGCAATCAGAATGGAGAAAGCATAGGAGGCGGACATGGAGCAGATAACAACCATCTGCTACGGGAAAACGGATACATGGCAGTCAAGGGAAGAGGCACTTGCCTTTTTCCTTCAGGCTATGGCCGGCTCGGAAGGCAGTGAACAGGAAAGATATTCTAATATTTACCTTCAGTTGTGCCTTGGCATGACAGAGTGCAGGGATGAGATAGAATAAACAAAATGTACCTTTTATTTTTGGTAGTATTAGGACTGGATATTATATCCATTTCGAGCGAATATGTTGCTACCTAAAAATTTGAAGGGAGACAGCAGCATGAATGAAAAAGTGCAAATGATGGTGCAAGCGGTCACCGAAGTTTACAACACAGGTGATGACCAAAACACGGAACTGCTTATAGGTGGACTGAAAAGCCTCTATGAATGCGGTGCTATTTCTGAGGAAGAGATTTCTTTTGCGGAACAGCAGTTGGAGGTGGCAAAAGAAACCGAGCAGGACTACAAGGCAGAAGAAGCAGGAACTGAACTTGCGGATGCTACCGTTGTGTGGCTTAGGCAGATTGCTCCAAGATGTCACGAACTATTGTCGACAAGCATTCAGCTTTCGGCAGAATTTCTGCATGATTATTGGGTAGGAAGATACCTGTAAAGTACACAATATCCAGTCATATTCTTTGGTACATTTATGGTACAGATATGACTGGATATATCTCTTTATTAGAGCGAATATGTACCTACCAAAAGAAAAGGAGGACATCGCAATGAGATGGAAAGAGATTACAACAATGGAAAATTTATGGGAGGACGGTTGCGCAGAGCAGGGTGCGGTTTTACAGCACGGAGATAAGGTTTTGGTTTGCGGACTTACCTACCGAGGATTTGAAGCAGCGGTTTACGAATTTGTGGAAACAGCAGAAGAAACCGGACTTGGATACATTGAATGCAGGATTCAGCTTTTGGAAAAAAGCGAAACGGTATTTGAAGATGGCGGTCATGCAATGGCATGGTGCTTTGGCCGAGTGTAAAGGAGGAAAGCATCATGGTAAAGGAAGGAACAATTGGAAATTTGAAAGAGGGTAAGGCAGATGGTATCTGCCACTACCTTCTGAAAGCCTACGATGAGCCGAGTGAATATGGCATCAACGGTGGCAAGATATCCAAGTTGCTGATAGAAAGAAACGGGGTTACAACCTGCAATTACGACAGGGGTTGGGATATTAAGCCTCAAGATGAATTAACCAATATGGCGTTATGCATTTTGCTTAACGAATATAATTAGGGGGTACTTATGAAATATAAAGGATACCATATCAGAGTGTATTGGAAACATGAAGAAAAAGGATAAACTTATAGCATTTACAAGGCGGACGGATGTTTGTTAACGGAGTGCGAAGGAGTATTTTTTCATATTGAAAATGCTAAATCGGAAGCAAAAAAATTAATAGACACCTTGTAATACAAATATTTACAACGAGGATTCCTACGGGAGTCCTTTTTTTGTTGCCATGAAACGGAGGTGAGGACAGTGGCGCAGAGAGGAAGAAAACCGAAGCCTACGGCAATGAAGGTGCTTGAGGGCAATCCGGGCAAGCGAAGCCTTAATACGGGCGAACCGAAGCCGGAAAAGAAAGCACCACGGTGTCCGGCATGGCTTGAGGACGAAGCAAAGAAAGAATGGAAGCGTATGTGTAAACAGCTTGAGCAACTGGGTATCCTTACGGAAATCGATATGGCAGCCTTTGCCGGATACTGTCAGGCATACGCTCGTTGGAAGGAAGCAGAGGAATTTATTACACAGCATGGAACAATCGTAAAAACTCCGAGTGGTTATTGGCAACAGGTACCGCAGGTATCCATTGCCCAGACCTACCTTAAGATTATGAATAAGTTTTGTGAGCAGTTCGGTCTTACCCCTTCTGCCAGAAGCAGAATTGTATCTGACACGGGAGAGGATAAGGAGAGCGATGAAATGGAACTTCTGCTTCTTAAGGGAGGAGGAAAATAATGTTTGATGTGACAAAGGCAGACCATGCGGTTAATTTTATCAACTGTCTGAAGCACACCAAGGGCAAATGGCGTGGAGTTCCGTTTCAACTGCTTAACTGGCAGGATGAAATTATCCGCACCCTTTTTGGAACGGTTAAGGAAAACGGATACCGTCAGTACAACACCTGCTACTGTGAGATTCCGAAGAAAAACGGCAAGTCCGAACTGGCGGCTGCCATTGCCTTATATATGACCTGCGGTGACGGGGAATGGGGAGCAGAAGTGTATGGCTGTGCTTCTGACCGCCAACAGGCCTCCATCGTATTTGATGTTGCGGTGGATATGGTAGACCAATGTCCGGCACTGAAGAAAAGGATTAAGCCAGTCATGTCCGTGAAGCGTCTTGTGTATAAGCCGACCAACAGTTTCTATCAGGTGTTATCGGCAGAAGCATATACAAAGCACGGATTAAATGTCCATGCGGTTATCTTTGATGAATTGCACGCTCAGCCCAACCGTGAACTTTTCGATGTTATGACAAAAGGCTCCGGTGATGCGAGAACACAGCCTCTGTATTTTCTCATTACCACAGCCGGGAATGACAGAAATTCCATCTGTTTTGAACAGCATCAGAAGGCAGTGGATATTTTGGAGGGGAGAAAAATAGACCCTACTTTTTATCCGGTTATTTACGGTGCTTCCGATGAGGATGACTGGACCAGTGAAGCCACTTGGTACAAAGCAAATCCATCCCTTGGAGAAACCATTGATATTGAAAAGGTAAGAAATGCCTATATCAGTGCAAGGGAGAATGCTGCAGAGGAAAATATCTTCCGTCAGCTTCGTCTGAATCAATGGGTAAAGCAGTCCACCCGTTGGATGCAGATGGATAAATGGGATGCGTGTGCATTCCCCGTTGATGAAGAGGAGCTTATCGGCAGGGACTGCTATGGCGGACTTGACCTATCAAGTACATCGGACATTACAGCCTTTGTGCTTGTGTTCCCACCGAGGAATGATACGGAAAAATATATAATACTTCCGTATTGCTGGATACCGGAGGAAAATATGCGACTGCGTGTCAGACGTGACCATGTTCCCTATGACGTATGGGCGGCAGAAGGTTGTCTGGAAACTACGGAGGGTAATGTGATCCATTACGGTTTCATAGAAAAGTTCATCGAGGAACTGGGGGAGAAATACCATATCAAAGAAATCGCATTTGACCGTTGGGGTGCAACGCAGATGGTGCAGGACTTGGAAGGTATGGGATTTACGGTAGTGCCTTTCGGACAGGGGTATAAGGATATGAGTCCACCGACAAAGGAACTTATGAAACTTACCCTTGAGGAGCGTATTGCACATGGCGGTCATAAGGTGCTTCGTTGGATGATGGATAACGTATTTGTCAGACAGGACCCGGCAGGGAACATTAAGATGGATAAGGAAAAATCTACGGAGAAAATCGATGCTGCCGTAGCAACGGTAATGGCACTGGACAGAGCCATCCGAAATCAGGGAAATGAGGGCAGCGTTTACGATGACAGAGGCATACTTGTTTTTTAGGGAGGTACAGGATGTTGACTCTTAGTATATTAGGCTTCCTTCTGATACGGGAAGCAATCAATCAGGCATTGGAGGGATAGCGATGGGAATCAGAGATTTTTTAGGTCTGAAACAGGCGAGGGATAAACCCGTAAATACGGTAGGGAGCGGTTATTCTTTTATGTTTGGCCGAACCACAAGCGGTAAGCCCGTGAATGAGCGTACTGCCATGCAGACTACGGCAGTTTATTCCTGCGTGAGAATCTTGGCAGAGACATTGGCATCCCTGCCACTTCATGTGTATGCCTACAAAGACGATGGCGGTAAGGAACTTGTGCATGACCATCCGTTATATTCACTGCTCCATGATGAGCCGAACCCGGAGATGACTTCATTTGTGTTTAGGGAAACACTGATGAGTCATCTTTTAATTTGGGGAAATGCGTATGCACAGGTAGTCAGGGACGGAGCAGGAAGAGTGGTCGGTTTGTATCCCCTGCTTCCAAACATGATGGACGTGGACAGGGATGCCAAGGGCAATCTTGTGTACACTTATTCAAGGCAGAGTGACGAAAATCCCAACTTCAAAACAATGGGAGATATTAAGCTCCGCAGTGATGAGGTGCTTCACATTCCGGGACTTGGTTTTGACGGTCTTATCGGATATTCCCCCATTGCAATGGCAAAAAACGCAGTGGGAATGACACTTGCCTGTGAAGAGTACGGTGCCAGCTTCTTTGCCAACGGTGCAAATCCCGGTGGTGTGCTTGAACATCCCGGTGTCTTAAAAGACCCGTCAAAGGTAAGGGAGTCTTGGAATTCGGTGTACAGGGGAGTTACCAATGCCCACAAGGTGGCGGTGCTTGAGGAAGGAATGAAGTACCACCAGATAGGAATACCACCGGAAGAAGCACAGTTCTTGGAAACAAGGAAGTTTCAGATTAATGAGATTGCAAGATTATACCGAATACCGCCACACATGGTAGGGGATTTGGAAAAGAGCAGTTTCAGTAATATAGAACAGCAGTCATTGGAGTTTGTGAAATACACACTGGACCCTTGGGTTATCCGGTGGGAACAGGCACTCCAGAAAGCACTCCTTTTGCCGGGAGAGAAAGGGAAATATTTTATTAAGTTTAATGTGGACGGACTGCTCCGAGGGGATTATGAGTCCCGTATGAACGGATATGCCATCGGCAGACAGAACGGTTGGTTTTCCACCAACGATATCAGGGAGATGGAGAATATGAATCCGATTTCTGATGAAGAGGGCGGTAACCTTTATCTGATTAACGGCGCAATGTGCAAGTTGTCGGATGCCGGAGTCTTTGCGGATAAGGAGCCGGAAACGCAGGAACAGCCAAAGCAGGAAAACAGGAAGCGAGGTAAACGATGAAACGGAAGTTTTGGAATTGGGTTAAGAACGAGGGCGGCATGGGTCGAACCCTCTTTTTAAATGGCGAGATTTCAGATGAAACTTGGTACGGGGATGAAGTGACACCTAAGTTATTTAAGGATGAACTGAATTCCGGGACAGGGGACATCACGGTATGGATTAACTCGCCCGGTGGAGATGTGTTTGCAGCAGCACAAATCTACAATATGCTCCGTGATTACAAAGGCAGTGTCACGGTTAAGATTGACGGTCTGGCAGCTTCGGCAGCATCCGTGATTGCAGTGGCAGGAGATACGGTACTGATGTCTCCGGTGGCAATGATGATGATTCATAATCCGGCTACCCTTGCCATCGGCAATGCCAAGGAGATGGAAAAGGCAATCGGAATGTTAAATGAAGTGAAGGAAAGCATCTTAAACGCCTACGAGGATAAGACGGGTCTTAAGAGAAGCAAGTTGTCCAAGATGATGGATGACGAAACTTGGTTTAATGCCAAGAAAGCCGTAGAATTCGGATTTGCCGATAAAATCCTCTTTGCGGAGGATAGTGAGGCAAAGACGGATGAGGATAAGGAGGACGAAACCAAGCCGGATGAAGGCGAGGGAGAGGGCAAGGAAGACGAGGAAAAGAAGCTGTCATTAAAGGCAGATTCTGTGATGTTTTCCAGACGAGCCGTACACGATTCGTTCTTATCCAAAGTTATCGGAAGTAAGCCGGATAACATGATACCCATTAATCAGTTAGACAAGAGACTGAGTCTCTTAAAACATTAAGGAGGATTTTCACTATGAGTAAAATTTTGGAATTAAAGGAAAAGCGTGCGAAAGCATGGGAGGCAGCTAAGAAATTTTTGGATGCCAAGAGAACAGAGGATGGTTTTGTATCCGGGGAGGATGCTGCCACCTATGACAGAATGGAAGCAGACGTTGTAAGGCTTGGAGAGGAAATCGACAGATTGGAGCGTCAGGCGATAATCGATGCGGAACTTTCTAAGGTTACTTCACAGCCTATTGTGAATAAGCCTACCGCACAGCCGGAAGGTAAAGAGAAAACAGGAAGGGCGAGTGACGAATATAAGAGAGCGTTCTGGAACGGCATGAGAAACAAGATGTCTTATGAAGTTCAGAACGCTCTTTCTATTGGTACGGATTCCGAGGGCGGTTATCTCGTACCGGAAGAATACGAGAGAAAATTGGTGGAGGCATTGGGAGATGAAGTATTCTTCAGAGGTCTTGCAACCGTTATCCGTACTGCCAGCGGTGACCGTAAGATTCCTATTGTTACCAGCAAGGGCGAGGCAGCATGGATTGATGAGGGCGGTCAGTTCCCTGAATCCGATGACAGCTTCGGTCAGACATCCATCGGTGCTTATAAGCTGGCAACCATGATTAAGGTGTCTGATGAACTCTTAAATGACTCCGTATTCAATATCGAAGCCTACATCTCCAAGGAATTCGGTAGAAGAATCGGTGCAAAGGAAGAGGAAGCATTCTTCATCGGTGACGGTAGCGGAA